AGCTATTCAAAGGCATTTTGCTACCCAAGCCGCACAGCAGACTGCTCAAAACCCTCCAGCACCTACCGCTTCTCAAGCAGCCCCTGTAGTAGAAGAAATAAAAGAAGAGAAAGGGGTAGGTGAGCAACTAATGGATAGTGTTGCAGGTGTTCCTAAGTTAATGTTTAATACTGCAAGGGCAGTTACTGATGGTCTTACAATGGGAAGTTTGGATGAAATGGCTTCTGGTGTAAACACAGGCATTTCATTGCTCACAGGAAGCAACGAAGGATATAGTGCCCAAGAAATATATGATGCAAACATGGCAGAACAGAAATCCTCTAGGGAGAAATTTGCTGACGAATATGCAATTTTATCGGCAGGTGCGGAAATAACAGGGGCTATACTCAGTCCTGTTACTAAAGCCTTAGGTGCTATTAAGGTTGTTAAGTCGGCAAGTGCAGCAGCCCCTGTTGTTAACGCAGCAACTCAAGGAGTGGTGGGTTCTGTTCCTTATGTGTTTTTGTCTACTGACGGGTCAGTTGTTGAACGAATGGACGAAGCAGCTAGTGTTGCTGTTCCAGCCGCTATTTTTGGTGTTGCTGGTTCTAAAATGGTCAGTGTTGGTGGTAGCGTTAAGAATTTCAGTAAGGATGTGTTTAACAGAGTGTTCCTTAAAGTATCACAAAGTCCTTTAACTACTGAAACTCTAAAAGCATCAAAGAATGCTGCATATAAATTAGTTAAAGACAATGATATTAGATTCTCAGGCTCTAGTTTAAATACTGCAAAAAATTCTTTAGTCAACAAGTTACAACAAGGTAAGGATTGGTCTCCCAATAACGCACTTATGAATGATGCTTTAGGGGTTATTGATAACATGGCTAAAGCTGGTCAAAAGAAAGGTGCGGAGTTAATTAACTTAGATCAAGCTCAACAAGCTTTATGGAAAAAATATACTACTGCCAAAAGACAAGGTGACGGGCCAGCACAATCTGTTATCTTAGACACTATAAATAGTATAGATGATTTAATAGCCAAGCACCCAAGCACCCACGAAGTAATGAGTGCGGCTAGGTTAGCTAACAGGCGTTTTAAGAAAGCTGAAACATTTGATCGTATTGCTAATAAGATTGCTAACAACGAAGCATTTAAAGGCGCATCTGCTATAGATCAAACCAAAGCCGCTCTTGTCAAGATGATGGACGACCCTAGAGCTATGCGTAACTTTGATGATATTGAAGTTACCCGTTTTAAAGAGTTTTTATCAGACGGAGGAACATTGTCTGAAAAAGCACTTAAGAAAATTGGAACTTTAAGCCCCACAAGTAGGTTAGGCTTTGTTGTTAATAGTGTTTTAGCAGGTGCTGGTGGCTATACTACTGGAGGTGCTTCTCTTGTGCCTCAGGCTGGAATGGCTCTTGCTACTCAAGGTGCAAAAAAGTTTGCAGAAGGTATGCAGAATGCACGTACTAGAGCTTTCCAATCAGAAATGAAAGGAAACCCACGTGTTCCTAATAGGGCTGTAGTTAATGGTGCTGTAAGTTCTGCCCCTACCAGTATGTTTGCGGAGGCAATGAAAGAAGACAGCTTAGAGAGGGAAAAAAGACTAGCTGCTCGTTAAAAACCTAAGCATAAAAAAGCCCTACTTAAGGAGACTTAAGTAGGGCTTTTTGTTGCCTGTAGTTTAATGAATGTCAAAACCCTTGTTAGTTTTCCATGCAAAGTAATCCTCTGGTCGCATGATCTCCTTAAAGATAGTTTCAATAGCTATGATTAAACGCAACACTTCTGATATATCATCCTTGTCTCCGAACTCTATTTCTTCCTTAAGGTCACTATGGAACTGCCCTAGGCATATCACAGTAATCTGCTCTATATCTACTAAGTCATTCAACTGTACATTACTCATGTCACCACCCCCAAGATTCGCCAGACATACCATCTGCGCTATAGTCAGTCACACGACCCTCAAAGAAATTCTTGAAGCTGTCGCCATTGAGTACCCAATCTAACCAAGGTAAAGGATTCTCATCTATGTCCCAGTTAGGCTTAAGGCCTAGGTTAGTTAATCGTCTGTCTGCGATATATCTGATGTAGTCTTTGACTTCACCAGCCGTAAGACCTTCCACACCTCCCATTTCAAACGCAAGATCAATAACTTTGTCCTCAAGCTCAACAGCAGTTCTGTACATTTCATATATAGATAATTTAAACTCGTCATTTACCACCTCTGGATTTTCGCTAATGAAAGTACGAAATAATTCTGTCATACCTGCGACATGAATAGTCTCGTCACGTATACTCCACTCTACAATCTCACACATACCCTTAAGCTTACCAAAGCGTTGAAAGTTAAGTAGCATTACAAACGCACTAAACAAACTCATACCCTCGTTGCATACAGTCTGTGCTAAGGCCTTAGCTAACCCTTGCTTGGTGTCAGGGTCAAAGGTCTGCATAAACTCAAGCTTCTCAGCCATAGCATCGTACTCAAGGAACGCTGTGTACTCAGCCTCAGGAAAGCCTAGGGTATCGTTAAGCAAGGCGTAGGAGCGCATATGGATAGTCTCTCGCTGTGCAAACGATAGCATCATCATACGTGCTTCATTGTTCTTGATGCGAGGTAAGAATACATCTACGTAAGAACCACCTACTATCACATCAGACTGAGTGAATAGCCTAAGTATCTGTGTAATAAAGTTCTTTTCTTGATTGTTAATCTTACCAGACTTCCACTGTGTTACGTCCTCCTGTAGGTCACATTCCCACTCTCCCCAGTGTAACTTATCATGCTCAATGGCTTGTGTCACAAAGCTTGAGTAGTTGAAGGGCTTGTATGCTGCTGACGCTGTTAATAAACTCATTCTTTTATCCTTGGCAACTTAAACATTCTTGATCGTCTTGGTCTTGAGCAAAGTCCTTAAGTGCAACACGTGTAGGCTTAACGCTTACTGTGTCGGCTTTAGAACTTGCGCTAGTCCTTAGGTAGTACAGACCCTTAAGCTTCTTGTTGAAAGCCCTAAGGTGTACTTCATTCACATAAGCCTTATCTGTACCTGATGGGAAGAATAGATTAACACTCTGACCTTGGCAGATATAAGGCTGTCTACTTGCTGCATGGTCTATAACCCATCGTTGGTCAAGCTCAAACGCAGTCTTAAATATCTGCTTATCCCATTCATCCATCCATTCTAGGTGCTGTACGCTTCCCTCATGCAAGAGTATAGACTTCCACTGCGCTGCAATCCACACAGGGTCGCTATTATGTCCTCTAATAACCTTATCTAGGTACTTATTCTCTACTAAGTGGGCACCTACACGTGTCCTGTGAGTAAAGGCATTAGACTTAAGAGGCTCAATACTAGCAGAACAACCAGCAATAATACTACTGTTGGCGTTAGGTGCTATAGCTAACAGGTGCGAGTTACGCATACCTTCTACGTCAGGACAAGCCCCACGTTCTTCTGCTAAGTACACTGATGCTGCCCTAGCCTGTGCTTTAATATGAGTAAACATATCAGTATTGATAGTAGTAGCCATAGGAGACTCCCACGGGACGCCTAAGCGTTGCAAAGCACTATGGAACCCCATTGCCCCTAGTCCTAGGGAACGCTCTTGTGTGGCACTATAGACAGCCTTACGTAGCTCCTTGGGTGCATGGAAACAAAAGAAGCTAATGACGTTATCTAACATGGTTATTAAGTCAGCTACCATGGTGGTATCTTTCCACTCTTGGTAATATTCTAAATTAACACTTGACAAACAACAAACTGCTGTACGTTCCTCTGATGTAGGTAAGTGAATCTCGTTACATAAGTTAGACCCATGTATCTTTAGACCTTGCTCCTTCATAGATGGTGGTAAGTGCCTGTTAGCTTCATCAATAAAGTTTAAGTAAGGCTCACCTGTCCTAAAGCGTGTTTCAATCAAACGCTCCCATAGCTCCCTAGCTGGTAACAAGTCACGCACTGTCTTATCGTTAGGGTCTACAAGAGGCCAAGGGTCACCAGCAACCACAGCGTCCATAAACCTATCAGTAATGTTAACTGCGTTATGTAGGTTAAAGGCCTTACGATTAGGGTCTCCACCTGTAGGTACACGTATGTTTATAAACTCAATAATGTCAGGGTGGCTAATGTCCATGTAGGCCGCATAAGAACCCTTACGTGTCTTACCTTGCCTGTAAGCAGTCATGTCACTATCAACAGTCTTTAGGAAAGGAATCGGGCTAGGAGCCATATCGCTAACACTACGAATGTCAGACCAATGACCACCAACTCCACCACCTTTAACACTAAGCCAACGTAGTTCTGTCGAGTGTCCGATAAGACCATCAAGGCTATCAGGTACATAACTGAGGAAGCAGCTAATAGGTAATCCATTTATCTTTTCCCCCTCCTTAGGGGCGTTGCTTAATATAGGGGAACTAAACATAAACCAACCTTTACTAGCGTAGTCGTAGATACGTTGTGCTAGTTCATAGTCATGCTTACTAAACGCTGTCGCTGCTCTTGCATAAGCGTCCTGTGGGTCTTCACCATCACGACAGTAGTAGTCAGCAAGTAAGGTGTAGGCTTGTTTACTTAATAATTCGTTACGGCTATAATCAATTACAATGCTCATTTACCCACTCCGTTGTTTCCATAATACCCTTGAATCCAACTAGGGTGTCTCCAGTTTCAGTGTTGATTACTGTAGGTACGCTACGTACTTTATATTTAATAGCTAAGTCAATGTCCTTGCCAATGTCAATATCTTTATAGTTAATTTCTAAACTATTTAAGACTTGACTTACAGCTTTACAGGGGGCACAACCTTCTGTGTAGAATTTTATTATCATTTTGCTTCCTTGTGTAGTGCATTGTCGTAAAGCTTACATATTTCAACAGCGTTTTGTTGCGCCTCTTTATGTTTACTAATGTCATTAGTCTCTAAATAAGCATTGGCTATATCTAAAGACTCCACACAATCCTGCCGTAATAGCTCTAAGGCTAACCCTCGTACTTGACCTTTCATTAGTATTCCTTTTGGTATTTGCCTGTACGAATCATTGCACAAATCTCAACTGCCCTTTTGCCTACCTGTTCAGCCCATCGACTATTCATAAACTCGTCTGCTGCCTCGTCCCAGTTGTGTTCCTCTGCGGCAGCTAAGGCTTTTTTAAACTTAAGTAACCTAGGCATACCTAAGTTAAAACAAATGTCAACAAAGGCGTCATAACGAACAGTATCAAACATGACTAAATCAATAGTCCAAGGTAAGGATACTGATAACTCTTCTTCTACACGCTCA